TGGAGCGCCTTTAGCGCCTGGTTTACGCATCTTTTCGCCAGAGCCCGCCTTGATTCGATCACGTTTTGCCTTGATATTGGCGTACAAACCACGCTTTTTTGCTGGTTTTTTCTTGGCCGCCATACCGTAAGCCATATCAAGACCTTAAGTCTCCTTATTCTAGGCCAATTGCGGGTCGCACTCAAGCACAACCTTTTTACCTTTATGCTCCTCGCTCTCTCGGGGATAGTATTTAATTACTATTGTGCTCGATAAGATGTCTTCAGGCGGCTGGAGCGTCCTAAATTTCTTGCCGCATTTCCCGCAAACACGAAATCGCACCACATCATCATCTTGGGATGTATAGGTAGTCACGACTCTTGTATCCTCCGACCCACAAGCAGGGCAAGGCGTTCCTTTTAGTCGCCTCACTTCAATACAACCGATAAGAAGTAGCGCCCATAGTTTCGGGCTTAGCTAAATTAAACTGTTGTAAAACTAAATACCCGAACGCATCGAAGGCGTGGTCCACTCCTAAATTCTTATTTGGCAGCCCTGTTCCAGGTGAATAGGTCAATGTCCTCAATGATTTGATCAAATGCTTGCATCGTGGGTGGATCACTGTACGACGCTCTCCCGTCGCATCCATCAATGCTGTATTAACTGACGTAATTTTGTCGCGGATCTTCCACGGTGCCTTGGGTGATTGCACCGTAAATCCACTTCGCCGCAAAATTGCATGGTCCGTAACCCCCACACCCTGCGTCTTCCTTGCTCCGCCCGTAGGGTCTGGACACGCAATAATCCTTCGCTCCACGCCATATCGACGTGTAACCTCCTCCGCAAAATCCCACGTCGTCGCTCCACCCGTCAACATGATCTCGTCAAATACATAAAGCGTGTGGCCATCCTTTACCGCCACAATTCCACTCATTGGATCTACGTTAAAATCAACCCCTAATAGTAATGGCTGGATCGTAATATCCCTAGCTTCCTCCGAAATATTGGCGTCCGAAAAGCTCACCGCGACTAAACCAGTTAAATTCTCAAAGCTTGCCTCAAATTCTTGCCGAAATGTTCGATTGTCAAGTTGCGCTCGGGCTGCCTCGACCTCCTTCGCACTAACATTCCCGCCGTCAATCGTTGTATAGCTCCATCGCGCCCATAATTCTGTTGGATCCTCCGCGACATAACACCACAAGTCGTAAAACCAGCTAGCTGTGCCGTCAGGAGTAGAAATAAATAACGCCCAGCCCTCCTTATCCGCTAAAGCTGGTCGTATAACCTCAAACCACACCTCTGCATCCATAAATGCAGCCTCATCCAACACCACTCCACTTAAACTTCGACCCCTCAACGCCATTGCGTTCTCGGTTCCCTTTAACTCAATCGTCGATCCGTTGATTAGCTCAATCCGTAGGTCCGTTTCGTTCTTACTGTGAATCCATACCTTCGGAACAAGCTTCTTCAACGCTCTCCAAGCAATATCCTTCGCCATTCGATACGTTGGCGCACAATAAAAAAATGTCTCCCCAGGTCGATTGATCGCTCCACGCACCAGCTCAACACATGACAGGTACGATTTCCCGAAACGACGACCGGCAACCAGTACTCGAAATCGTTTTTCGCACGAAAATACTTCGCCTTGCGCCCATCGAAGCTCAATGGGGTCGGATTTTTGACTCATGCCTATCACAATACATAGCTTTCTGACCCCTGCCCCCTGTTGTCCATACGCTCCAGCAACAGTTATCATTTGTGGAACGGTAATCTTATGGCAAATGGGACTTAGAACGCCTGACGCAGTTAAAGATGAACGGGTGAGGCGCTTGTATCGTCGGCAACTCGATGGCCTTTCCGCTAGAGCATTGGTTTATGACCATGCTGAGAAAGAAGGCGTTTCTTTGGCGACTGGTTGGCGGGATTGGGCAGAAGTAAAGCAGATGGTGGAAGAAGATTGGAAAAATGATCGCGAAAATATGCTTCCGCGTCTTCAACACATGCGTACCAAACTCTTTCATCAGGCCCTTAAGAAGGGGCAATTGCAAACCGCAAGTCAGGTTCTTGATTCCATTGGACGGGTTATTGGTGAATCCACTGAACTCGTCAATATTCAAGCCCCTGATTTGACTATCAAAATTCAAGGCAAAGACGACTGACGATCCAAGCAAAACACACCCCCTCCCCCCCCTAAAAAGGGGGGCTTTTCTATTACATGAGTGCTAATTGACGAGAATATGTTTCGGGTACCGGGCATGAGAATGATTATCATTTTTATTCGCAACACCACCCCCTTGCTGAGAATGAGAATGATTATCGTTCTCGGTAGTACAAAATAGTACACTTTCGTGAGCCAACGAAAAAGTGAGAATGATTATCATTTTCAAAAGAGTGAGAATGATTATCATTTTACTTGAGAATCGCTTGCGTTAATTATTCATAATTCCTTTTGATTTGATCCCCTGCTATCCGATCAAAATAGACTAGAATAGTAAGCAAGAGGGAGGGCCAGGAATCCTCCTTCCGAACCTTGAAAACTGCATAGGCTCACCGCTGACAGCAGATCGCAAGATCTCGCAAGCTCGCACGGCCTCACCTTCGTGAGCAGCCGACCAATCCTGCTTGTCTGACGCTTTACAGCATCGCTGTCATAAAGTGCGAGAAAGCCACCCTAAAACGCTCCACAAACACCACAAAGGAAACCATGGAACACGTCATCACTCACACGTTCAACGTTGCCGGTAGTCGTCTCTCGCTTCGTGCTTTTGAAGTTGAAGCGCGGAACGACTCAGGCAAGGTTGAGCTTAGGGGGATCGGGAAGGAAGCTCTGAGAACTGGTGTGCTTGATTACATTTCAGCCGAACGTTGGAATGATGACGGCAAAGATCACCTGACTCAGATTATCCAGTACGCGACTGAAGCAATCCGCAAGATTGACGAAGCCGCAGCAAAAGAAGCCGCTTAGGTTTCTACCGTTCCAAACAACACAACACCACGAGACAACACCATGGAGCAAGTACGTTACGCGCTGTCAAGCCTTCTTTGTATTGGTTGCGTTGCCTTCCTAGTCAATGTTGCCGGTCAGAGCTTGGCCGAGACTCCGAACCAAAACAGCGGAACACAAGCTCATAGGATCGCGGGATGGAATCAATGATTTCATCTCCCTATGTAACTTTCACCGCTTCTGATTCTATGTCTTATAAGATCATCCGTTCCTATCACCCTGCGTTGCGTCGATCCGATAAGGTCATGCAGACAGGGTTAACCCTGGAACAAGCACAAGCTCACTGTCGCCGACCTGACACAAGGAAGGAAGGGCAGTGGTTCGACTGCTACACACAAGCCTGACCAGATTGCCCGCCTTGTGCGGGCTTTATCTTTCGTACCAATCAACAGCACAACACCATGACGCAAACCGAATCTTTGATCAGTGCTTTAACGCTAGCCATTACGGCGTCAACAGAGGATCTTTCTGTTGAGTGTTCTGACATGGCTGCCAGCTTGGCGCAAGGTTTAACGACTGAAGAAGTCGAAACCTGCAAGCAGGCAGCCTTAAGATCTATCGCTTGGAATCTTTACCGGCATTTGAGCAAAGCACCATGATCAAAGAAACCTACGACCTGCCAAGCCATTGGGCCGTTTATCTAATCAATGGCGACGCCACTGGCTTCAGTTTGAACGATGACGGGGGAGACTCTGAAATTGCTTTAATAGATCAGTTTATTAAAGAGTCTGAACTTGACGGGGCAGTCATCGATTGCACTGAAGAATCGTTCTTTAGCAAGTATCACGATGTTCAACCTTATGGCGTCAAGGCTTGCGACTGCCTGACGTTCAATTTTTACAAGTAAGAACAGCCAGCCAAGTGCTGGCTTTTTTTATGCCTAGCTGTTAGGATACTAGGGGATCACGAGATTAAAGCTCGCGGCCCGAAAACCACACCAGAAAAAATGAGCAGAAAAAACGTCAACAGAATCATGGCGGTCTACGACCTGGCCACGACTCAAGAGAGAATCGATGGTGCTAGCTGGTACGAAACCGCACACCGAATCGCTCAAAGCCTGGCAACCGATCACGGCCTAACGCTCCAAACAACAGCAGGAGTCATCAGCGCGCTGAGTCCGCGTAATAAGTGGAAACGCAACGTGATCGATGCAGAAAACTTGATTGAAGCTTTTACGGTTGATCCTGAGTCAGCCTGCAACATTAAGGTTTCAACGTTCAATAAGAATAAGGAACGAGCGTTAAAGATATTGGCAAACGATTTTCAACGGGATGAATATGAATTTGTTGATGACATCGCCAAGACGCTTAGTGGTCCCAAGTTGAACGAATTTTTTAACTGTCTTTTGTTGCGTGATGACGTTTGCATCGACGGTCATGCTTACTGCATCTGGAATGGCGGCAGAACATCCCTAGCTGACGTACCAAGCATCGGAGTCAAGCTAAGGAAGGAGATCAAAGCCGATTACGCGAAAGCAGCCGAACGTACCAACAGCACACCGGCAGTGATGCAGGCGATCACATGGTGTACTTGGCGCAGAATGCATGGAGTTGGTAAGTAAAACAAAGCCCCGCCTAAGAGCGGGGCCTTTTTTATGAGCCGGTGAGCGTGATGGTAGATCCTTCGCTACGTGCTCTTAGAAGCTTCTGGACGATCCAGGCGCAGCGTGCTGAAGTCTTCCTGCCTTCTGGACTGTCCTTGTACCAAGCAAGCCCTTCCAACACGATCTCTACTTCGTCAGGACTGAAATACTCACCAGGCCGAACGCTAGCCATTAGATGACCCTCCAACAGTCGTTTCATCGTAGACATTTGCTTGCCATTCATCTATTACTTTGATAGAGTAGCACTTGAACAGGTCAGCACAAGCGATCCGTTCCAACAACACCAACACGAAACCGCCCATGGTAAAAGCCTTCCCACGCACCAGAAACACCAAGCTTCAAACACTTAAAAATTTCATCCTTAGCTTTTTTAAATGAGCATCCAACACGAAGACGACTACTTCCCAGCATTGCCTGATGACCTGACAGACGAAGAGATACAGGAAATGGAAC